GATGCTCATTTTATTGGAGATGAAAATGGTCTTGAACAAATTATATTTCAAACAACTGCTTCAGCAGTTAATGAATTAGAAATTACAAATGCAGCAACAGGTAATCCGCCTATCCTTGGAGCAAGTGGAGAAACAAATGTTGATCTTCATTTAAAACCAAAAGGAACTGGAGAAACAAGAGTAGGGACAGGAGCAGCAGACGCAACTATAACTTCTAGTGGTGCTCACAATCTTATTTTAGATACAAACTCAGGAACTAACTCTGGAACAATTACAATTATAGATGGTTCTAATGGAAATATTGATCTTACTCCGAACGGAACAGGAGATGTAACTTTACAAGCAGATACAGTTCAAATTGGTGATAATAACGCTAATGCAACATTAACTACTCAAGGAACTGGTGATTTAATTTTAAATACAAATAATGGAACAAACGCTGGAAACATCACTCTAGCAGATGGTGCTAATGGTAATATAGATGTTTCAACAAATGGAACAGGATATATCAAATTTAATGATTTAGCTTATATTCCACAACAAGCATTAACATCATCATCAAACGCCGTCGCATGGGATGTACAAGCTAAACCAAACGCATATCATTTAACAACAGAAAATACTACATTCTCTGCACCAACTAATTCAGTTGAAGGTTCATTTATTTGTTTAGAAATAAATTATGATGGAAGTCATACGATTGCCTTCAATACTGTGTTCGAATTTGCCGCGTCGACAGCCCCGACGTTTACTTCAACAAATGGTAAGACAGATATTCTTGTGTTTAGATACAATGGCGCTGTATGGCAAGAAGTAGGAAGAACATTAAATTTAAGTGAAAGTTAAAATATGTACGCAATAGTAAAAGACAATAATATAACACAATACATTAATCATCCTAAATCAGTAGTTATTGGAGACGTAAGATATCCAGCTAAAATATTTTCTATATGGTCAACTTCTGAATTAAATGCAATAGGTATTTATGAGATAGAAACAGATAGCACAAATCATAAAGATGAAAAATGGTATATTAACACAAACGAATCTTACACATTTGCAGATAACAAAGTTACTAGATCATGGGGTACAGCTACAGCTAAAGCCCATGCTGATACTTTATTTACAGCACAAGATGAAACAGATGGAAAAGGTACTGAAGGAGAAGTTAAAAGTAGAGGATTAAAATATAATTTAATACAAACTATTAAACGACAAGCTGCAAAAATATTGCAAGATACAGATTGGTATATAGTTAGAAAAGCAGATGCAGGTACAGCAGTGCCAAGTGCAATCACAACTCATAGAGCAGCAGTAAGAACTAAAGCTGCAGAAATGGAAACAGCAATCACTAATGCTAGCAATACACCAGCTTTAGAGACTTTATATACTTACACAAAACAAGAGGATGGATCAGTTACTAGACCATTAGGCGAACTTCCAACATTGGAGAGTTAATGTCACTACTTATACCTGGAACTAACTCCATAAAAGACACAGGTTATGAAGTTGCTAACTCTGTTGTATTTGAAAATGATGGTAATAGTGATAGTTTTTCAAGAGATATGGTAACTGCTACAAGTAGAAGAACTTTTACTGTATCTATGTGGCTTAAAAAAACTAAAAATGGTACAGGTAGTGAACAATATCTTTTTCATAGTTGGCAAGACTCTAATAATAGATTTATTTCATCATTTGATAGTACTAATATTCTTCATATAAGAAATAGAACAGGTGGTTCAAACACTTTAAAATTTAATACAAATCAAAAATTTTTAGACACAAGTGCTTGGTACAATATAATTATTGCAATAGATACAACACAATCAACTGAATCAAATAGATTTAAATTGTATGTAAATGGGACACAAGTTACAAGTTTTTCAACATCTGACTATCCATCACAAAATGCTGACATGAGTTTAGGAACATCAGATTTTGATAATATTTTAGGAATATATGGTGGTGGTGGGAATGGTTTTAGTGGTTATATGTGTGAAATGGTTTATATTGATGGTCTGCAACTTGCACCTACTTCATTTGGAGAATTTGATAGTAACAGCCCAAATATTTGGAAGCCAATAGATGTATCTGGTTTAACTTTTGGCAACAATGGATTTCATCTTGATTTTGAAAATTCAAGTAGTTTAGGTGCTGACGTTTCAGGCGAGGGTCATAACTTTACAGTTAATAACCTTACATCAACAGACCAAAGCACGGACACGTGTACTAATAATTTTTGTACACTTATGTCAAATACTCCTAGTGCAGCTAATTTTACTTTAAGTCAAGGAAATTTAATTGTTAGTAAATCAGGTGCTACCACCGTTGGTTTGTATGGCTCATCAATTATGCTTACAAATGGTAAATGGTATTACGAAAGTAAAATAACTGATTTAGGAAGTGGAGATAGAAGTAGAATGGGTGTAGCGGCTTATGAAAGTGTTACAGGTACAAGTTCAATACAAGGAAGTTATTCAGGTTTTGAATTTACAGGTACAACATCAGGTAGATTTTCAATAACAGTAGCTGGCTCAACTACAGAAATTGATGGATTTAATACTTATGCTCAAGGTGATATTATAATGTGGGCTATAGATATGGATAATACAAAATTATATATTGGTAAAAATGGAGATTGGTTTAACTACAGTTCCGCTAATACAGGAGGTGATCCAACATCAGGAAATGGTTGGGTAACTAATAATGCAACAGCTTTAGCCGCACCATTAACTGTAGGTTATGTAGGTCATGCTGCAGGAATTTCAGATAGCACAGAAGTAAAAATTAATTTTGGCGCTCCACCAACTGGATTTACTATTTCATCAGGCAATAGTGATGGCAATGGATATGGAAATTTTGAATATGCCGTGCCTTCGGGCTATTATTCAATCAATTCTAAAAACCTAGCGGAGTACGGATAATGGCTTACACGACTGTCGATAACCCAGAACTTTATTTTCAAAATAAATTATATACAGGAGATGGAAGTGCATCAAAAGCTATTACTTTTGATGGAGAGGAAAACATGCAACCTGATTGGGTTTGGGTTAAATCAAGAAATACTGCCGATTATGATCACCAGGCTACAGATTCCGTAAGGGGAGTACAAAAAACTTTAAAAATAAATACTGATGGAGCAGAGGATTCAAATCCAGGTGCTGGTGGTATTGGTAGTTTTAATACTAATGGATTTACTATAGCTGAAGGCAGTATAAATAACACCAACATGAATAATAGTGGAACAACCTATGTAGCTTGGAATTGGAAAGCTGGAACTTCATTTACCAATGACGCAAGTTCAACAGGAATAGGAACTATTGATAGCACAGGGAGTGCATCTACTACTGCTGGATTCTCAATCGTTTCATTTACAGGTACAGGAAGTAATGGTACAATAAAACATGGACTATCAACTGCATTAAATGCAATAGTAATTAGAAGAAGAGATAGTGGAAATGATTGGAGAGTTGGTGGAACTGGCTTAACTAGTTTTGTAAAACATTTAAATTTAAATTCAAGTGCTTCCGAATCTGATTTAGCAGCAGCATTTAATAGTACAGCACCTACATCTTCAGTATTTAGTGTTGGCACAAGTGCATCAACTAATGCTAGTAGTGGAACATTTATTGCTCTGTGTTTCCATAATGTTCAGGGGTATTCAAAATTTGGAAAATATACAGGGAACGAAGACGCTTCTGATCCAACATACATCTATACCGGTTTTAGGCCCTCATTCGTGATGGTAAAAAAATTAACAGGGAGTACAGATAGTTGGTTTTTACACGATAACCGTAGAGATGGTTTTAACACAGATAACGAATATATGCGACCAAATGAAGCTTCAGTAGAAGGTAGTGGAGTTAATAGACTTAATATTTTTTCAAATGGTTTTAATGTTCCAACAACAGATAAAAGTCATAATGCAGATGGAGTACCCTACATTTATTGGGCTTTCGCAGAGTCGCCGTTTGTAAATTCTTCTGGTGTTCCAACAAATGCGAGGTAGACATGTTACAAAAAATAGGATTTCAACCTGGGATCAATAAACAAATCACAGAGACCGGAGCAGAAGGTCAGTGGGTTGATTGTGATAATGTTAGATTTAGATATGGCACACCTGAAAAAATAGGTGGTTGGAAACAACTAGGTGGAAGAAATGATTTAACTGGAGCAGGAAGAGGACTTCATCATTTTGTTAGTTCTACATCTATTAAATATTCTATTATAGGAACAAATAGAATATTGTATGCGTATTCAGGAGATGTGTTTTATGACATACACCCTATTAAAACTACATCAACTCTATCTAACGCATTTAGCACGACTAACGGATCAGCTGTTGTAACTATAACTTTTTCTACGTCTCATGGTATAGCAGCAAATGATATTGTTTTATTAGATAGCTTTTCATCTATAACTAATTCTAATTTTGGTTCATCTGATTTTGATGATAAAAAATTTATGGTAACAAGCGTACCGACAGCAACTACTATTACAGTCACTATGCCATCAAACGAATCTGGATCAGGTGCAACAACATCAGGAGGTATAAGAGTACAACATTACTATCCTGTAGGGCCAGCAGTACAAGCAAAAGGTTTTGGTTGGTCTCTTGGAACTTGGGGTGGAGAAGATATTGGAGCAGCTACTACTACTTTAAATGGTGCATTGTCAGACGACACTGCTGGAACAGGTGGATCAGGAACATCTATAACTTTAACAGATGCTTCACAGTTTCCAAGTACAGGTACAAATTTTATTCAAGTTGGTAATGAAGAAATATCTTATACAGGTGTTTCTGGAAATGATTTAACAGGAATTACAAGAGCTGTAAGAAATTCAACTAGATCATCACACTCTAGTGGAGCAACAGTTACAAATTCATCTGACTTTGTTGCATGGGGTGAAGCAGCATCAGGAGATTTAGTTCTTGAGCCAGGTATGTGGTCACTAGATAATTTTGGTGATAAAGCTATTTGTCTAATTCATGATAG